TTCGCATACGCAGGCCGAGATTTGTGCCTGTTACGGTTTGCCATTGCCAGAGGAACCTGAACCGGTTGCTGAAAACGAACCGCCCGCATAAACGTGGGGGGAGGATTTGATGAAACCACAACTACTACCTTTGGAGGGCGCTGAAAACGAACAGGGCCTGTGCGATGGTGAACCGGTGCCAGACTAACACCGCTGGCAAATACTTGAATTGGGAGAATATCCAATGACTATGACCGAGTTTGAGCGCAATGTCGTCGAGCTTAATGAGAACATGAAAACGGTCTTGGCGACATTCGATGACATCAAGGAGGGCAAATACCCTGCCTGTGTCGATCACCACTGCCGCATAAAAGCATGCGAGGGCAAGATTCAATGGTTATGGGGCGCAATCGGCACCATAATCACTCTAATCGCGATCCTAAAATTATTCACGTAGGAGGCTATTATGAACACTAGGACAAAGGCATCAGTAAAAACGTTCGGCAAGTACCTATTCTGGACTGCGGTATCCGCCGTAGTGGTAGCGGCCGGTAGCTCGCTCGGCAACCTGAACCTACCGCCCGTGATTGTCCCGCTCGTGGCTGCGGCGCTGAAATCAATTGCGACATTTGCGGCGACTGAGGCTGAACAATGAGCATAAAACGAATCTGTATCGACCCAGGTCACGGCAAGAATGCCAGGGACTATTGGATGGGCGCGAACGGAAACGGCATCCAGGAGGATGTTTGGGTGCTCGCTTTTGCGAAGCGGCTCGGCCATTATCTGCGGGCCAGAGACTGTGAAGTTTTTTTTACGCGCGCGGGTGAGAAAGATACGCCGCTCGTTAAACGTGGAGTAGTCGCAAAGGTCAATCACTGCAACCTGTTCGTCTCGATTCACCTCAACAAAGCAGGCGTTTCCAGTGCTCATGGTGTCGAGGCGTTCTATGTGACCGGCGATCGGCCATCAATCCAGCTCGCGGGCAGGCTCATCAATACCGTGACGCCTCTTGGAATCACAAGCCGGGGTGCCAAGCCTGACACCTCAGCCGCATGCGGCTCGCTGCGCGTGCTCAGGGACACTCATAAGCAGATGCCCGCTGTGCTCCTCGAAGTGGGGTTCTTATCGAATCTGCACGATGCACAGAAGCTCATACAGGATCGATGGGTAGAAAATTTGGCCTGCAAGATGGCGGCGACCCTTGATGATTTTTTTGCCTCCCGCAAAAGTGCAAGGATCGCAAGGATCGCTCCGAGTCTTACTGCGGGAGGGCCCATACCTCAATATGGATAGCATTCAGAATGATCGCCGGATGCGATCTTACGGGAATACGAAAACAAGGCTCGGTGTAGATGCTTGATGCGGAGCAATCTATACCGAGCCTTTTTTTTGCGTTTTGTGGGCATTAGGGCTTACTGCGGGAGGGCCCAAGCGTCGATGCCCGAATCGTTATTCGGGCAATTCATCGGTTGCATCGTCTGCAAAGTCGTTTTCATCGAATGAAAAAAGTTCAACTTGATCTTTGTCTTTTTCAACATTCATCAAGTTCCTAACTGCTTGCCTATAGTAGGACTGCTTCAACTCGATTCCGATGCCACGTCGGCCATTGATCAACGCACCGTAGACCTCGCTTCCCACTCCCATAAATGGGGTCAATACTATATCATTAGGATTCGACCACATAATCACGCAACGCTCGATAACGTCAAGTTGCAATGGGTGACAGTGCTTCTCCTCATCTGACTCGCGAGCTTTTTTGTATGACAACACCCTGTTGATTCTAATATCGTGCCAGAACGAGGAAGCGTACTGCCTCCATATCCATTGTGATGGACGGTTTAGTTTCGGATCCGGGTGAGACTTTAGTCTAGATGGTATCTCAGTAGAACCCGCGTATTTAGTCAGCCCCTGCGGATGTGCTACGGGTTCAGAGTTATGGCCCGGTTTTCTGAACACTAGAAGATAATCAGACCCGGCATTCGCGCTTAGGCAAGAATCCTTGACTAACTGCTGGTGCGTGAGAGTCTTTGCCCGCGTGAGTATCGCCACTTTCAAGGGTTCTTTCCATATATCGAACCTTGCCCAGTATTCCCATCCGAGCCGCTCATGTTGTCTAATAATATCACCCGTGAAGTCCTTGATACCATGATCACCACGGAGCGGCACATCCATCGCGTGAACGCAAGTCATTCTTCCTGGTTTCGTTATCCTAAACAGTTCCTTGACTATGAAATCAAAATGCTGGAAGAATGTTTCGTAGTCGGGAGCGTTGCTCAAGTCCTCATCGGAGGATGAATAATGATATAAGCCGCCGAAAGGCGGTGAATATACCGATAGTCCGATTGAATCCACTGGGAAATCTGGAAGTATCTGGCAACTATCGCCATTGTAGAGTGCATAAGTGTCTTTTGTTATACTGTCTATACAAGCCATTGCGGAACCTCCGTTATTTTGTCGTATTTTGTTGAGCGATCTATCTTTATCTCGTTGTTCATTTCCTGCACGAGGATAGAGAACATCTTATCTGCTTGAGCGGCTTTTCTTTGCAGGTTCTTCATAACCCCAAGCTCACCTTCGGAAGTTACTATGTCCACCTTGACCGGGCGCGTTTGCCCGAATCGCCAGCAGCGACGCACACCCTGATAGTACTGCTCGAATGAATGCGAAGGGAAAAACGTCATGTGGTTGCAGTGTTGCCAGTTCAGTCCTAATGCACCGATCTTGGGCTTGGTTACCAACACGCGCACATCACCACGAGTAAACGCCAGGAACCTTTCTTCTTTCGCTTCGTCTGAATCAGCGCCGGATACTTGAATCGCATCGGGTATCAACTTCTCCAGTAAATTCCCTTCGGTATTCAAGTGACACCACACAACGGCGGCATCTTTGTTATCGACCAGACTTGCTACTAATTCACAACGCTCATTGATTGTATTGCGGCGTTCCTCACGTTGCTCCTGAAGTGTGACCGCTGGCATATCGAATAGGCATCCAGAGCGAAGAATCTTTGATATTACAACGTGCTCATCTTCAATAAGTGGAGGTAATACAAAATCATCATCGGGGTATCCCAAGTCTGAAGGTTTCCTGAACGCCCTAGACCAACTGCAAACCCATCGCCAAAACCGCTCCTCCGCATGTGCTTTGAATCTCCAACGAGCGCCCCACCATATCGGATGGTTGCTATTCTCGTCATTCTTGAAGAATGTAGATAGCATATCCATACGCCCCAGTTGTCCGAGTGCTTCAGCAGATGTGCCAAGCTCGATATAATCATTAGGTGAGGCAGTGGCAGTGCATAGCAATCTATACTGCATGTGCTTCATAAACTGAATGATTATAGCTTGTCGCTGAGAAGTAGCGTCCTTGATACAGCTCGATTCATCGCACACGCATCCGGCAAAGTCGGCGGGGTTATAATGATGCAACCGCTCATAGTTTGTAACATTGATTCCGTTATGAACAGTTCCATCAATAGTCCTATTTACTTCTATGTCGAACTTCTCTCCCTCCCTTACTGTCTGGGCTGATACAGCAAGAGGCGTGATTATCAAAACAGGTTTATTGGTCTTGCGGACAATGTTCTCGGCAAAGACTAACTGCATTGGAGTCTTGCCCAAACCACAGTCGCCAAACTCAGCAGCCTTGCCCTTACGTATACTCCAGTCCACTACATCCCTCTGGAATGGATACATGAAATCCGGCATAAATAGCGGATCGAATCCATCGTAGGTTCCTATATCTTGTTTCCTTCGCAGAAACTCCCGATACTCATTCATATCATCTTTACCTCCTTGCTCTTAAATCCATTATTGCATGCTCCCGCCTAGATGTCAATAGAAATCATAAAACTTTTTTTGTGAAATCTATTGACATGCAAGAAATCATTCTATATACTGGTAAATGTAAGCACGAATCAAGGAGGCGCCAAGTGAAACGATTGAATAACAAAGAAGTTCGCCAGCTTGCGAAAATGCGGGCGCTCAGAGACCAAAACTATAGCTGGGAAGATGTGGCTGTAGAATGCGGACTCAAAAACCGCTCTGTCGCAATGGCACGGTTTACCAGTTTGGTAGCGAGAGAGGCCGAGACTGAAAGAAAGTCGAGGCTGCATAGAAGAGAGCAGGAGGGAATCAATGTTTAACGAACTTTGTAACGAAATCAGGCAGGCAACTTGGGCGCAACGCATCGGCGGAGCAGTCGTCATTGTCGGCGCATGTGCCTTGGCCTATGGACTCGCGTTCGTGGGCTGTGCATTCGGAGGCAACTAAGAAAGGCAGGTAAGCGCAATGGATACATTCGATGAATTGATCTGGTTAGGTTTCAAGGCAGTCGCGCTCTGCGCAGTGATCATGCTCGCGGGGTGTTTTCGATGAGCATCTTGCATTGCGACGAATGCGGCGAACGCAAACCAGAAGTGCGCATCAAGTGCAAGGCCGGCAGTATCTATGACATTAAACACGTCTGCACAGAATGCGCAGGGCGGATACTGTCTACCAGCTTCGGTTGGGAGGTCTTCGATATCGACAAGGAGGTGATCGACAGATTCGTAAACAGGCTGAACACCGGCGATCTTACCGCGATCCGCGCGATGGTTGGGTGGGAACCACCACTCTTTACAAAAAAAGGAACAGAGGACAACTAATTATGATTAGAACTAATGAACTAGCCGTCCTGCAATCTATGAACGAAGAATGTGCCTTGAAAAATGCAGGCTATGGCGACGGACGCATAATGTCCGACGTGTACCTCGACTTTATTTCTAGTCTTAAGTTTAACCCAGCCACCAAGGAGATGGTCGATGTTTACTGTGCAGCTTATCATTCTGGGCGGTTTACGTTTGCACATTGCGGATTTTCTGCCGCAGAAGTTTTGGATCAGCTTATGGAACGCATCGCTTCCTTTTCCTAGTAGC